CGCTTTAGCTCCGACTTTATTTTTTTACCTCTACCTCATCCTCAGCATCCTCGCTGATCACTGCAAGCATTAATGCTTGCAAGTCAGCATCGCGCACTTCGTTTTTCAGTTCTGCAATATGGCCAGCCTGGAACAGACGTTGCCCATTTTCGTCCATGGCCTTCTGCACCAAAAGCTGTAACGCAAACGCATTCACGTCATCACCAGCAGGCTTTTGAGCGCGTTCACGCTCTGCCATCGTCAGCGGAGTGCGATAAAACTCAAACTGATCGCCGTTGCTTAGCTCAACGACTTTCTTGACGGGAACGAGGTTGGCCGCTTTTTTGAGGCGGTCCAACGCAGAAAGCTTAGATGTCACAGCAAAATATCCTTTTCAGTGTTACTTTAGCAATAAAAAAGCCCCAGCAGTGCTGAGGCCGCTTTCCTTTCAATGACAGCCTATCAAGCGCTAGTGCTGAAATCAAAGGTAGGAACACCAGTCGGACGGAAGCTGATCTCAACCTGCTGAGCATCGTCAGGATTGATGTTCAGGTTAGCAGTCAGCAAAACAGCATCCATGCTGATGCTACGACTCAAGGCTTCGCTGCCTTGCTTGTCGGTGTAAAGCTTGAATGCACAACCCACCTGATTTCTTTGCAGCACATCCTCAACCATGCGATTGGAAAGCGCAGAGTCTTCGTCGGTCACGTAAACAGTGGCAGAGCCAGTGCCATCAGCAAAGCCGGGGATATACGCGCGGAAGGGAGCGTATTGCGTGCCGACCTGACCAATGGTGGTCACGTCGATTTCAGAACGGCTGATTTCAAAGCTCCAAGATTGCACTTGACCAACAGCAGCAAACTCGGCGTAAGCAACCTGAAACTCATTTGGAGAGTTTGCAGTACCGTCGTCGGTAATGGTGATGGTGCTACCGCCTGACGTTGCGGACACTTGCAGAACACCAGTCGAAGCGGTGTAGCTGATCACGTAATAAGTGGTGCCAGTGCTGATGCCAGCAGGCAGCGTGCCGCTCCCAGAACCGCCGGTTTGAGAGTTAACCAGGCTGAACACCACAGGATCACCAACCTGCAGGTTCAGGTAAGTTTGCACCGTGATCTCATCATCAGCAACGCTGACATTAGATTCACCGAACGTTCCGGTGGTCCCTGCGGGCTTGTAATACAATGCGCCGGACGTACCGGACAGAACGGTGACGGCCATGACTAAAAAAGGAATGTCTGTGTCTAGTCTAAATAAGCTTCAAAGGTTATGACCAGCTGCGTTTGCAGATAGGCCGCTTCAGGCTCCGAAGGCGTGATGACGTTTGGCCCTGACGCAGCATCAAAAATAATACCGGATACAGTTTGACGATCAAACAAATCTTTAATGCGTTCTGCGATGGTGTAGTTTGCGGCTGATCCGACGCCGACTGGCGTGAACGTATTGACCGTCAACAAACCGTTTTGCTTGTTGAAACCAGTGCTAGGACCGATGAGCGTGGCATAGCTGTTGTCGCCAAACGTAAGCGAGACTTGGATCCATGGCTCATTATTAGGCGGGGTAAATGGGACGTTGGGATAGGCAACCGGATAAGACGGCGCTAATGCCATCTCAGTGGCAATGCGGCCTTCAATCGCAGCGCGAACGTCGTTGTAAGTGCTGCTCATGATTCCCTCCCGATACGATCAGCATTTTTCTTGATGAAATCCTGAATGTCCTTAGCAACCATGTTGGGAACGTATCCCCTTTCAATCTGATTGCCTTTAGATCGCCACTTGCCTTTCCATGATGGCGGCAGGTTGCTACCCGTCAACACTGGCTCGGCGTATGGCAGATTATTGTGAACGCTGTAAACGTTGCCAAGCTTCTCCTGTGAGTAGTTAAGGCGATCTGGTGGGGTTATAGCGCCTGAATACTGGCCCTCCGGTTTGATGCCTCCAGACGCTGAGTTCTCCCCAACCTGCCAGCTAACACGCAACCTCCCAGAATCCACAGGACTGCCCTCCTTCACGCGCTTATCAGTTTCCAGCACCGCAGCCCGCAGCAGCTTTTCATACTGCCCTTCAACGTAATTACCGATCTGCGATAGCGGGATTTCGCGTGCCATTATGCCCTCAGAATCAGCTCATAAGTAATCGGCTGATTATCCTGCTCAATCGTAGTGAGACGAATCACCTGATAGGTGACACCGCTGATGATGATGCGATCGGCGGTGGTTGGCGCTGCGGTGACATCAGCCGCTGCAATCGTAAGCCTACGATCACCCGCTTGAATCAAATCACCAACCTCGCGAGCGGTTACATCTTCCAACACGCCTTTAATGGTCACGTCTGACTCAGTTTCAGACGCCGTGCCAGTCGCGGGGTTGTAAACACCAGGCGTAACGGTCCGCACCGTAACATCACCACCAAACTTGCTCATCAGCTTGGCAGCAGTCTTCCGTAGCGATCCTGCAAGTGCCATCAGACCCGATAAGCGATACAAGCTCCATTCTGAAGCTGAATGCTAGTGAAGACGCCGACAATGTGAAAGCCTGCTGGCATCGTTTCACCATCAAGGCTATTGCCCGTGTAGTTTTCCGACACCAGCGTGTCGATGGTCGTGTTTTCGTAGAAATCAATATGCTTGAAGCGGCCAGTGTGAGCCGCAGTGTCTGTAATCACTTCAGCACCGATCGTATAATCAATGCCAACGTCACCTTGCCCAAAACCCTTTGACATGATCAGCTCCGCTTAACAGCAATGTTGCCTGGTCCACTTATTCTAAGCCCTGTGAAGAAACGCTCCACCATCGGCGGGATTCGATCAGCGCCAGTTGCGCCATATTGATTCGGCGTTACATCAAGGCTGCCGATCTTCACGTTCTTATAGTCCTCCAAGCCACTTAGCCCAAGGCCATCTTTGTTGTTGTGCAGGTAAACCGCCATCGTGGCCTGAGCGTCCTTTACCTGCTGTGGAATCTCGGTGTCGGTAAAGTAATCAGTCGTGATCCTAAACGGAAACCCAACGGCATAGGTGTTGATATAAGTGTCTGGTTTGCGTACACCAGTGCGGGGCCACTGCATTGCTTGCGTGTCCGTAGCCCTAGCACCTAGAAATCTTTCGCGGTCGATCCGCATTGCAGCGGACACAAGAGCGCGGTTCTTTTGGTCAGTCGTTGCTGAAGCCCATGCGGCAACGTCATCACCTTCAACCATGCCGTCGATGATGGCTTGAGCGTCACTCAGCGTCAGGTAACTGTTTGCGCTTGCCCCGCCCGCTGTTGCGTCGATTGTTACTGCCATCAGCCTTGGTGGTTGGTTTTGCAGGAGTTGGCTTTTTTACGGAAAGAGAGGCCGCCTCCGCAGAAGCAGCCTCAAGTTCACGCAAACGCCGGAAAGCGTACAGACCCATCAGGATGCTGCAGACTTGATCACCACATAGTTCAGCACGAGTGCTTCACCGGCAGTGGTGCCGACATTGGAAAGGGTCACATCAAAAGACCCAGCAGCCACAGCGCTAACGCTGGCGATGTAAGTGCCAGTGGAAGCTCCAGACTGCACGCAAACTGCAACCACATCGGCAGCAGCGACCTTGTCAGAAGTAACGGTGAAGGAAACTTCAGCGCCACCTGCAAGAGATGCGTTATGAGTAGTGATCTGACCGCAAGGCTGGTTCAGAGTCACGCCAGTGGATTTGCTGGTGGCTTGGGTAACGGCACCGCCAGAGACGTAGCCGATAGCCTTGCCAGCAGACACTTCAAATTGAGAAGCCATGATTAATTACCTCCTCAATCCATGTTAGAAGTGTTGGTCACGCGCACGATGCCAAGGTTCTTGGTTTCGTACACTTTCGACCAGTTACCGACAGTTTCCAGCTCTGAACGGGTTGGGTTCACAGTGGAAGCAGTCCAACGGCTACCGACGGGGTGATAGCAGTAGTGCAGGTCGAGAGACATTGCATCCGATTTGGCCAGGATGTCCCGGTCAGTTTCGGTTTGCATTGCCAGTTGCTCACCAGAAGCGACAGCGCCTTGAGTGAAGAAATAGGAGGCGTACTCAGTGGAAGAGCCGCTACCAGCAGTCTGCACATCATCGGAGACAATCACACGCAGACCCATGAAGGTCGGCACGCTGACTTGACCAAATGCGTTCGCGGTAGAACCGGAATCAGCATTGGCGTCACCAGCGCCGGTGTTGTCGTAGATGAAGTCAATCGCACGACGCTCGACCATGTCATAATAAATTTTGGAGTGAACGCACATGGCGGTCAGCTTCTCGCCCTGATCACCCAGCAGAGACTTGGCCTCAGCAACGTGACGAGGTGAAAGCACGGTAGGAGTGTCGCCAGACTCACCATCAATGGTCAGTGGGAAGAACGCAGCAGAAGAGCTGGTAGAACCCAGAGAGCCAAAGACACCGCCAAGGCAGGACAGCAGATCCTTTTGGCGTTGGTTGGCAACATACTCAGCAACCTTGGCGCCGATTGCAGCCATCGGATCAGAGCCAGCAGCAAGTGCAGCCAGGTCACGAGCTTCAAAAGCGCGACCACGGTGCAGGATGACGCCGGTCTGACGATCAGCAGTGATCTTGCCAGGAGTCAGTGAAGTGCTGTCAGACAGAACCTCAAAGTCACCAGTCAGGTTTGCTTTATAGAAAGGAACGTTGACAAAATCACCGCCCTCAGTGGCATTCAGCTCCGCCATTGGCTGCACCACACCGGAAGCCAAGAAGGCATCACGCTGGGTGGTTTGCTCGATGACATAAGGAGTAAATACCTCGGGGACGATGATGTCAGAGCGAAGAGTCGCCATGACTAAAATCCTCAAAAGGGTTTACAGAGTGGGCGTAACCCGAATATGGCTTAGCGTAGCCTCGCCTTGTTTTTATATTAACGCCCTGCCGCAGCCTTCATCCGATCGTACAAATCACGATCTGTTCTAAACAAACGGGACTGCTCGGTCAGGTTGAATGACTCAGCAGCGAAGGGATTCTTTGTTCCTGCTGGGATTTCATTGCCACCGCTGCGACCGACAGGAGCGCCACCGCCTTGAGGCTTTGGAGCTTTTTGCATCCATGCAGGCAAACTGTTTTTGGCCCAATCCACAACAGGCGTGCGCTCATAACCATCGACGACAACCACAGTGCCATCGGCCTCACGCTGGATCTTGTCGGCTGAAAGCTTGGTCTTCAGCACCAAGTCGGGATCGTGAACAATATCCGCCAGAGCAGAGACTGCGGGGCTGATCAGTTCAAGCTCTCGAACTTTCGCTTCAAGCTCTTTAATGCGCTCATCCTTCTGCGCCGACGCCTCACGGTACTGCTGCTCCAGAGCCTGTCGTGCTTCGGTGTAGTTGCCCTCTGCCTCCAGCTTTGATTGCTCGGCTTGCCGCTTGAACTCCAAGAGTTCTTCCACATCCACACCATCAGGCACCGCCTTTGCTTTCTTGAGCTTGCTGATTAGCTCGTAGTTCTTACGCTCAAGGGCTTCAATGCTGGTCTTAAGCGCTTGTGTCTCTGCATCGCTGGCAACGTCAGGTGCCGCAAGTTCTTGTGTTTGCTCTTCAGCCATTGTTAACCAAACTGGTTAATTTGCTCTCATACTATAACTATGTCTACCACTTTTCCTTGGCTGCCCAATAAGCTGCCGACATCTTCCCTTTGGAAATGTTTTTGGCATGACGCGCCATAAATGACGCTCTACGCGCTTTGGCTGCCTTGGATTCGCCCTCGCGCCGTGGTGACCCTGATACACCTTGTTGACCAAAGCGAATCAGCTTGATTTTGTCGCCTTCTTTAGCGAGTACCGCATGAGACTTGTTCGGATGCTTTGGCGTCCGCTTGGGCTTGTTATAACCCTCAAACGTCTCACCTCGATACTCAATGCTCATTTGCGCTTAGGAGCTGCTTTTACCTCAGACCGTTTTTTAAGGACAGCGTTGCCGGTTGATTCGGACTTGATCCGCACGATCGGATCATCATCGGAGCCAACACGAGTAACAGTTCCGCCTGATGGACCTTTAATGCTGGCACGCTTGCCGCCAATGCTTGTGATTACGCCAAAAGTGCGTTTGCCTTGATAGGTCCAGCTAACACGATCACCGCGTTTCACTTCTTCTTGCCTCCCTTTTTGGTTGCTGGCTTTTGAGGCTTTTTGGGGCCTGAATAGCGTGGCATGACCAAACAGCAGATGCCCTTAGTTTAACCGCGCTTGCGGGTTGGCTTGCGTTTACGAGTGATGCCTGCTTCAGCATAAGCAATGGCTGCGGCCTGCTGTCTGCTATAGCCTTCTTTGATTAGCTTGCGGATGTTCTGTGAAATTGTGAGTTGCGATTTACCTTTCTTTAGTGGCACCGTACCGACTTCGCAACTGCTTCAATGTTAGTTCTGAACCATCCTCACGAACGAGCTTTGCCATGGCGTTACGTGCGCCATGCTTACGGGCCAACATCCTGAAGTATGGCGCTTTGCTCCCTAGCGCTTCACGCTGTCTAGTGTCCCCACCTTCCAATAGCCATTCCCCATAATTCGTCCCTGAATCAACCATGCCGCCTTTGGCCGCACGCTTGCCAGGCCGCGGCGGTTCAAACCCCAAGCCTTCATAATCAATCTCTGGCACGATGGTTGACCTGCAACCAAAATGCTGCGGCGGCTTTGGCCCTTTGC